ACACCAGTAGTTGCATCTACCAAAGCATTACCAACAACAACAGTCCTTTTAGATTTATCATCTAACTTTTCTAATTCGGCTAATTGTGTTGTAAGTATGCGACTCGCACGAGTATTCTCTGGCGTAGGCTCTTGCATCCGAAGTTGGTCGATTTGATCTGTAATACGAGCTTTCTCATTAGCAATCACAATTTCTTTTGGAACTGCTTGCTGACGTTCACGAGTAGCCGCAGCCGTACGTTGTTGAATCAAAGCCATCTCACTTTGTGCTTGACGAGCATATTGAGCCAAAGCCATAGCACCTTGTTGATCGCCCATTTGTGCCAACATTTGTGCGCCTTTTAGGATGGACTCAGGGTTAGTCTGGTCTATCTGTTGTGCAATAGTGTTTCTAGCACTAATCATCTTCAGTTGTGGGTCTTCTACTCCAAAAGCACCGCCAATAGCGTTACCAAGACCTCTAGCACCTGCATAGGTCATTGCCACACCACGAGAAGCAGGGTCTAGTTGAGCAAGGGTAATACCTTCTTGCAAAGCACTTCTACGTTGTTGCTCACCATACATTTGTGGGTTCATTCCAAACAGACCCGCTACGATATTTTCTGCCATGATGATTCCTTACAAGAATGTAGACATTAGGTCTTGGTTGCCGTAATAAGTACCAGTGCCAAATGTGGTTGCTGGCGCACTCATAGCTGTTGTTGCTGGAACACCACCAAATAACCCACCTAAAAACTGACCAAATTGATTAGAAGAACCTACACCACCTAATAATGTTGAGTAAGGATTAGTGGTAGCCGCAGGGCCAGTAGCCAATCGAGTACTAAACTCAGCACCAGATAAGCCTAAACGACCCACATTAGCACCCGCTTGAGATGTCTGTTGAGCCAAACCAGTACTCATGCCAAATGGTTGTTGTCCCAAAGCCTCAAGCCCTTGAACCTGTCCCAAAGCAGTCGTGTAAGGCGCATAAGCCCCTTGCTGACCCGCATAGTACTGGCCCATAGTCTGTGCGCCTGTACCAAGCAATCCCGCACCGAATGCAACTTGTTGTTGACCCGCTTGTTGAGCATTAGCTGCCAAGACAGCCTCTTGTTGCGCTCTAGCGTTAAACAGAGCTTGTAGTTCAGGAGTAGTAGCACCCATAGTGCCACCTTGAGCAACAGATAAACCGCCACGACCTTGTTGTTGGAGTCTGTTTTGCAGAGTGGCTAACTCTTGCTCTCTACCTGGTTTCAACAAAGCCATTTGCTGATTTATATAGTTCTGAGCAACTGCTTCTGGTGTTTGAGCAAGATACTTATTACCTAAAGCAAACAAACTTTGTGCGCCTGTTTGCAAAGGAGCAAATTGTGTTTGTGCCGCTTCTGCTTGCGTTAAACCCGCATTAGACAAAGCCACTAATCGATCTTGTTGTGCTTTAGCTTCAGGGCTTAGTGTGTATCCTGCGCTTGTCAATTGACCTGTTACTGGATCGACTTGGAACTGTGAAGTACCAAATCGAGTAGTCATGCCGATAGGTCTAAACTGAGCCGCTTGTTTAGCCGCAGTTGTCTCTCGGTCAATCATTGCTTGTGCTGCAATAGCCGCATCACGAGATGTTTGTTGTTGCAGAAGACCAGCAGCAGTAGTTGCACCAGATGTCAGTAAACCACTTAAATTTGTAGGATTTAAAAAAGTATTAAGTGCCGTAGGGAGTAATGAGGTTATGAGTGGAGGAATAACAGGAGGAGTGCCTATTGGTGGAATAACAGGAGGCACGACAGGAGGTGCAACAGGAGGCGTACCAACTGGAGGTGCTACTGGAGGTGCAACAGGAGGTGCTACAGGAGGTGCAACTGGAGGTGTACCTACGGGAGGAGTTCCTACGGGAGGAGTTCCTACTGGAGGAACTATTGGGGGAGGTGTAATAAGTGGTGTTGTATTTACGGGAGTTAATGTGGTTGGAGTAAACGCACCTGCACCCGCATTAAGAATTTCAGCATCAGTCGCCAATTTAGCGGCAACAGTCTCAGCAGTAATTGGTGCGCTTGTTAATAAACCGCTACCACCAGTTAAAGAGCTTATTGTTGGAATAGCCGCACCTGTAGTCAAAGCAGTTGCAAGGCTAGTAGCACCTGCAGTACCGCCAAGACCACCAAGAGCTAGATCAAGTTGAGCCAATTGACCCATTGTTAAGCCAGTAGTGCCAACAGTTCCTGCCGCACCTACCGCACCAGCACCACCAAACAATCCAGCACCATAACCTCCTGCTAAAGCAGCTAGAACTACGGGGTCTGTAAGGGCTTGTCCTAATCCTTCTAAAAATGAACCTGCAACTTTTTGTTGTGTACCAGTTCTTTCAAGTTCACCAGTAGGTGTGTATTGGTTATATGAACCACCCGCTTGGTTTTCACCTGCTTTATAAGTAATAACATTTTCTAGTCCACCAATCTGTTGATCTTCACCAGAACCAATTACTTGATTAACAGCTTGAACATAGGTATCACCAAGCAATACTGCTTGATTAGGAGGGACTGTAGTCGCTACTTGAGCAACAACTTGACCAACTGGAATTCCTGTTGCAGCCGCTATTTGAGTTGGATTCAAATTACCTTGGCTAACTAAGTCAAGCACTACAGGTGCGGCTCTCTGCTCTGTTTGACCATACAAAGTGTAATGGGCATCAGCAAACTCCTGTGGTGATAAACCATAGGAATTACTTTGATAGGCTTCAGCAACATCTGGGTTTGCTGTGAAATAGTTAATAGCCATAACTTACTCCGCTTCTTTAGGAACTTGCGCTTCAGCCTGTTCTTTTATTTTAAGAATCAGAGGCCATACGCCACTAGACGATGGGAGGTTTCCCAAGGTCTGCAATACAAAGTTAATCTCGTTAACGTCTAACTCTAATTTCATGCTTGACCCCAAGGCAATGCAGTATTTGCAGGGCTAACAGGAGGTGTAATCATTGAGTCAATCTGACCTTGAACACACGCTTGTGCGCTTGCAATAGCAGACTCAGGAATCCAACCAATGACGATTGCTTCTGTGAGGTCAGCATAAGGAGTTATTGCACCCTCTTGGTCAGCAGAATTAAATTGTGTATTGCCACCGATAGAGGCAGTATGTGTGCCGTCTACGCCAGTGACTTCCCACAGAGCATTGACCACATAGTTGGGGTCAGGCTGTTGTAGGGTGTACATTGCTTTGATGCGGGTTGTAAAAGTAGTCATGGCGTTGTGCTTTCTTGAGCCGCTTGATAAGCCGCAATTACTTCAGCAGTCCAGACTGTATTGCAGATTGCAACAACATTAGCGGGAACGCCAGTTAGGTCTTGGGCAGGGGTAAGACTTGAACGATGGTAGGTTTGGCTGATTTGATTGCCATCTTCCATGATGCGAGTGGCTTCACGATAGAGAACTGTTCCATTCTCTGTAACTGTGATTTGGTCTACAGTTGTGGTTTTAGTAAGTGACATTTTGATTTCCTTTTAAGTTAAGTGTCCGACTAGCACATCTATGCTAGTTAAACTTTGTAAGTAGCAGAAGCACGAATAGTTGTATCGCTAGTAATATTTGCATCTGTCATTCTTACACCATTAGCACCAGATGTTTGATAAAAGAAGAATACAGTTGTACCTTGGAAAAAAGAAGAAGTTAATGTTAGTGCGCTTGCAAAACTATACTTATCACCTCCAAGCGCACCAATTCCAATATCACCCGAACCTGTAGAAAAAGGCAATCCCGTTATTGTAATATTACTAGCGGCTGGAACGCTTGTAAACTTTACATCAAACGCTATTAAAACTTGATTTCCTATTTTTGTATATGTAGCCTTATTAACAGTTAATGTTCCACCAGTTACTGCTGGTGTCCAAGTACCTTCTTCATAGTCATCTAGCGTATTAGCGTCTGTAGATGCTGATTGAGTAGCGGGGAATGTGATGCCTGTGCCAGCGTTAGGGACTGCTGAGTCAAGCGCAAGGGTCTGCCCTTCTTTCATCGTAATCTGTCTAGCACCATCGCCATCAGACAGCACAATGTAGTTAGATGCTGTGCGAATGTCTAGGCTATCTTGGTTGCCTGAGTAAGAGCCTAAGATTGAGTTTTTAGTACCAGTGGTTATTGCACTACCTGACAGATAGCCAACAGCAGTGTTACTTGCACCTGTAGTGCTGTTTTCTAATGCAGAAAGACCGACAGCGACATTGTTTCCACCAGTAGTATTTGAGTTCATCGCATACATACCAACTGCGGTATTATTTGAACCCGTTGTTGTCAAATACATTGACCAAACACCATAGGCTGTGTTCTGGCTTCCCGTTGTGTTGGTATATAAAGAACGATACCCATTAGCCGTGTTGTAGGATGCTGTGGTGTTTGCGTTCAGCGACTGCATCCCCAAAGCGGTGTTGTAAGCACCTGTTGTATTGCTAAACAATGCTTCGTAACCAACAGCAGAGTTAAAAGAAGCAGTAGTGTTTTTGCCAAGTGCGCCATTACCATAAGCAATGTTGTAACTGCCTGTGGTGTTTAAACCCAAAGGTGTGTTATTTACCGAATTTCGCCCACCCATTGCTACGTTGTAAAAACCCGTAGTATTGGAATACAAAGATTGATAACCTACAGCAGTATTGTCTGATGCTGTGGTGTTGGCATTGAGGGCTAATGAACCTACTGCCGTGTTGTAATTTCCTGTGCTTGAAGTCTGCAAGGCCGCATAACCAACAGCAACACTATCTTGGGTTGTTGTAGATTGTTGTAAGGCCAATCGACCAACCGCCACATTTTGTACGCCAGTTGTGTTAGAGCCAAGAGCACTGCTACCAATGCCTGTGTTCTCACCACCAGAGCCTGTCATAGCACTAGAACCCAACGCAGTATTGGTAGATACAGCACCTGAACCACGACCTACAGTTAGACCATGAATCAAACCATCTTGAGCAGATGAATTCTTCAGTAGTTTGCCAGTAGTTCCATCAAACAGAGCAATCCCATTATCAGTTGCAGATGCAGGGCCAACAACATCACCCGTTCCACCGCCACCACCAGAAGCTGCAATCGTAATTGCACCCGCAGCATTGGTAATTGTGATATTTGTTCCCGCAGTCAATGTCGCTTTAGTCAGGGTGTTTCCTGTACTATTACCAATCAACAGTTGACCATCTGTGTAAGAAGTCTGTCCTGTACCACCATTAGCAACAGGCAGAGTTCCTGTTACACCAGTAGACAAAGGCAAACCAGTTAAGTTAGTTGCAGTACCGCCTGATGGAGTACCTAAAGCACCACCATTGACCACAACAGCACCAGAAGAGCCTGTATTGACCGCTAGAGCCGTTGCTACACCAGTGCCTAGACCTGACACCCCAGTAGCAATTGGAAGCCCTGTAGCGTTTGTTAATGTTGCGCTAGTAGGTGTTCCAAGGATAGGAGTCACCAAAGTAGGTGAAGTAGCAAATACTGCTGAACCTGAACCTGTTTCATCTGTCAAAGCACCTGCAAGGTTGGAGGAGCTAAATGAACCTAAAGATGTTGCATTGCCAACAGAAGTGACTGCACCAGTTAAGTTAGCGTTAGTGGTGACATTACCTGCTGTCAAACCAGAGGCAGTACCTGTGATGTTTGTGCCTACCAAAGCAGATGGAGTGCCTAGAGCAGGAGTAACCAAGGTTGGGCTATTTGCAAACACCAAAGCACCACTACCTGTTTCGTCAGTAACGGCAGAAGCTAAGTTAGCAGATGATGGTGTACCCAAGAAAGTAGCTACACCAGTACCCAAACCACTTACGCCAGTTGAGATCGGCAGACCTGTGGCGTTTGTCAAAGTCGCAGAAGCAGGAGTTCCCAATGCGGGAGTCACCAAAGTAGGACTGTTTGACAGAACAACAGAGCCTGTGCCTGTAGAAGAAGTTACACCAGTACCACCATTTGCAACAGGCAGAGTGCCTGTAATGTCAGAAGTAGAAAGGCTTACTGCATCCCATGTTGCATTAGTGCCATCAGTCTGAAGATACTTGTTAGCATTGCTTGTTTGGCTTGGCAGAAGGTTATTCAGAGCAGCAGTAGCCGTAGAAGCGCCTGTACCGCCATCAGCAACCGCTAAGTCGGTAATACCAGTAATTGAACCACCAGTAATATTGGCAGAAGCATTGTCTGTTTTAGTCGCAACAGCAGTTTGAATATTGTTAAACTCTGTATCAATCTCAGTACCTTTAACAATCTTTAAAGGATTGCCAGGTGACAGGTTGTCTTTGGTAGCGAAATTGGTACTTTTTGTATAATTGGACAAGATAATTCTCCTTAACCTATTTTGCCATCTTTGGCTTGAATTTCAATCTTTTGCAGAGAAAATGAAACATTATTGATTGTTGTTTCGTAACCAGTTTGAACAATCTTTCCCGCACCTGAAGCATTGGCAGTCAGAGTCTTAATCGGAACGCCACTTGTGTATTCAGCAATGTTGTACTCAGCAATACCATATTCATAACTAACTTGCGTAGGAATATAGACATTCTCTGATTGATAAGCACCAGAATAATCAAAGCCCCACTTGATCGTTAAAAACTGATTAGAACCACCAATAACGATGGCTGTAATATTTTTAAGGATGGAAATCTGATTAGGGTTTCCTAAGTCGGCATTGTTTGTGTAGTACGCAAATCGGTACGTTGTTGCGTCATCAAGATAAGTTCCATACTTACCGATATATCCATTCTTACCAATGTACAAGTCGCCATTACGCAAAGAACGTAAGGATGTAGGAGCAATAGAGTCCCATTTAGTGACCCTAGATGCCCCATCTTGCAAGGATTGCTTGGTATCGAAGCAGTAAACTTGAAAAGTAGCTGGTAAAACAAGCAAATAAAAGGCTTCTTTTTCTGAGTAAACAGACTTCAAATTAGCCAATGTTTCGCTTGCCAATGATGAATTTAGGTCAAAACGAACATTCTTGGATAGGTCTCGCAAAGGAGCAGACTTCTCTTGAATTGTCCTCATAAGTGAACGAACACCTGAGTCTGACAAGAAAATAACATCAGAGCCAACGCTTTGAATCGTATCTCTTGCGATACATCCAATAGAGCCGATTGTGTCGCTCAGAACCAAGGATGCGGGTGTTGAAGCACCAGAATAAACAAGAATCTGTCGCTTACCAAAGATAAACAAGAAATCATTGTGAGCAGCCAAGCCCATGACCTCATCAGCACCATTAGGCCACACACGGGAAACATCTAAGTTCCCTGAAGTACCACCACCCCATACATGACCTGCAATCAGATCAGAGAAAGTAACTGTTACTTTGTCAGTTGAGGTATTAGCCACCCATAAACGACCAAATGCTGAAATAGCAATATTTGCTTGAGGAACAGTAGCAACATAGCCTGACTTCTCAGACACTCTGCGATAAGTAGTAGTACTTACTGCGGGGTCATAAATGAGTGGATCGTGTCCTGTTTGGAAGAAATAGGCAATGCCATTTAAAGAAGCAGTTTGCCAGTTAGATGCAGTAATGGTAGGAGTTACTCCTCCACCACCATAGGTCAACTCAGTCACCGCATTAGCAGTACCAAGTTTGAATATCTTGTTGTTTCCAGCAAACAGAACAGTAAGAGTCCCATCATTCTGGACTAACTCATGGATAACACCAACATCATTAGCACCTAGATTGCCAGAAGAAGAGTTAACCCTTGACCAACCTTTTCTAGCACCAATACGACCATACTGATCCAAGATGCAGTTAGTCGCAACCAAAGCAAAGCCAGCCCCTAAATCAAGGGGAGAATCTTCAGTATTCAGGCCATAGAAGCCTGGTGCTGAGAGACTGTAACTTTGGAGTTGTGCTGCCATTAGACCGCCACAAAGTTGTCTTCAGGATAACGAGTGGACTCCAATGCAATGGCATCAGAGAGCATTCCTCTAAACAAGGCATAAGCCTCATTAGAGTTTGTTCCACCATCTTCACCACGCTCAATCAAAGCTCTTGCATAGGCACTTTGAGTCACCAAGTAGTCCAAAACCTTAACAGATGTGCCATCAGCAGACAAATTAGCCTGTGGGATGGTCAAATCAAATTTAAGTGTATAGACACCATTGGGGACGGGAAACAAATCAACCTTTGTGTCGCCATTGTTATCTACACCACTAAAGCAAAACTCGCTAGGAATAGACTGTGAAGGCGTACCAAAGTTGAGCTTGCGGTTCATGTCCGCAACAGTGGTGTTATCTAGGGTAATAACACTGGTAGTGTTAATAGCGTCATTGATACGAAACTTCTGACCCGCACCCGTCAACGCATAGGAACTTGTACCAGAAGTAGTTGTAACTGTAATTGTCTGAGATAGTACATTCCATGAATAACTATCTTCAATCTGACGCTTGGCATCATTGACAAACTTGCCAATCAAAGCAGAATAGGTTGTTTCGCCAACAGTAGAGACTGAACTCTCACGCAAGCGTATAAGAACATCGTTAACAAGTTCTAAGTAGGTCATGTTCTTTGTGCTCCCTGAACCTCAAATGTGGCAATAAAACTGAAGGTACTACTCGCTTCAGTAGTAATCTGTAATCTGTCACCCTCTTCTAAAACGATGTATGCAACACCATCAAATTGAAGGTACTGCTTAGTAGTTAAATTGTAAGCAGTAAGGATGTCTAAAGTGGATGAAGCACTTGCGTCATACCATTGAACTGTGATGTGCTTTGTATTTGCACCAGTATTGTGGATGTACATGACAGTAAACTTGGCGTAGTAACCCGTAGGAACTGTATAAACAGTTGTCAGCGTATTTGCTGCTGGGCTAATTCCAACTGATACTGGTCTCACTTCATATTCCTCTTAGAGATCGCTTTAGCCTTAGCTTTAGCGTCTTCCTTGGACGTTGCGCCCCAAGCTCTAAGAGAAAGTAAAAGTCGGGTAGGCTTTCCATCTTTCATCTC